GACTAAGATTGCTGTGATCTTTAATATGTTTAAAATTTTTCTATTCCTTTATGATGGCCTAGTAGGGAATAAAATACTAAATGGATCTGTATTGCTTTGAGGAAGATCCCTAAGAACCTGTCTGTAAGTTTGCCATTCTGTTCTTTTTTCATCTGACAAAGGAGAATCTGTGGTCATCATCCAATCACTATTTTCTAGTAATCCAGATCTCATGTCTCTAATAATTTCTAGTTTAGTATTTGCAGACATGATTTCATAAACTGGATTGTTGTTTGCATCATAACCGTAGTCGATGATGTTATCTATTGAAGTAGCTAATCCATTAGCAAATTGATATGTCATTATCCTACCTTTTGAATTATCCAGTTAGAATTTGCACCTGTAATAGTTACAGTACCTGCAGCAGCCAATTGTTCAGTTCCTATTCTAAATGCTTGACCCGTAGTCATGTAAAGAATCATTCTGAGATTAGTAGATGCTTCGTTGTGACCAGATTGAGAACGAATATAATTTGACGCAGATATGGGATCTTGTACTGTTGCGTTTATATAAAACCTCAAACCAATATTAGGTCTTTGAACAGTAGAAGTCATGTAAAGATTAACATAACAATCATAATAGCCATCAGAAGGAACATGAATACCAGTTGTAGCTACAGTAAAGCCTCCTGTATTATAATCGGTTGAAGTGCTAAAATTGTATCTTAATGCAAGTGCAGAATTACCACTAAAGTCGGAGAATACACCTGCTGCACCAGTAGCACCCCCTATGGCTTTTACTTTTGGTTCTAACAAATATAAAGCGTCTGTTCCGTGGCCAGCCCAGTTAAGAATAACTATAGATGCATATTTTGCACCAGAAGTAGGAGTATATGTATATGATTCAGTAGACCAATCTGTTCCTATTGCTGAATTTTCTTTAAAATTAGTCCTACCAGAGGTATTCTCTTGGACTTGAGCATTAGTTGCCGTCGCTGATATGTGAGTTTTACCTGAAGGAAGATCAGAATTATATTCATATATTCGTACATAAAAACCTGATGCTGATGCAGCACTTCCTTTATAATAAATTGTCACATCAAATGAAGATCCAGAATCAACTCTGAATGCTGGAAACGCTAAACCAATCGTTGTATCCGTTGAAGATGAAAGTTCTAAAGCATGTTCAGTTGAATTCCATTTTATAGTATCGTAATCATCGTTACCATAAGCCGGAATAGCATCGTAAGGTGTCGTAATACCAAAAGATAAAGATTGGAGATAATTATTTGATACTTTAGAAGTAATATTTCCTAAATTTATAGCACTATTATCAGCAACAGCCGGAACTTTGATGTCATTGTATCCTGACGTATCTCCATATAACCTTAAAGTAGACATTATCTTACCCTATAAATTTAGTTTTAATTATTTATATCTTAGTCATACTTCTTCTTTTTATGAGCGTATGTTCTATACCAATTGGAGAAAACCGAACGAAAACTTGTTTCTCTAATGGTCTCATTTTCAACACTCTCACTACCACACTCCATAACCCACTCATCTCTTTTGAATGGAATAACTTGAACAATTGGAGTTCCTTTTTTTAAGAGTACTTGAGGCTCTTTATTATCCTTCCAGATAAATGGAAAATTAATGATATGCATATCGTCTGTGTCAACTACAGCCGGAAGAACTTCAAACGGAAGATCGTGATAAGCAGGAGGTCTAAAGTAACATGAATACCCTCTAGGAGTTTTTATTCTCCAAGGGTTATTAAACTTAAAGATATCTCCATTGCTGGCACCTGCCTTAAGAGAAGACGATCCTTCAAATTGAGATACGGGATGTCTGCCAAACAAATCAAAATTTGTATCAGACCAATCAAAACCAATACCTTCCATATTGCTATTTATTTTGTGATTGGTAGTAATTACATCGCATTGTAGTAGAAGAGCGTATCCTGCTGTCATAACATCTCTTACAGGGACACAGGTTTTTATTGTTCTAGAATCAACAGCTTGTCCAGAATCTATATCGTAATACTTAGATAATTTTTTAGGATTTTTTTCAGACGTAACGTGATTCATCATATGTTTATACCAATCCGGAACTATTTTTTTCATAGAAACCGGATACGGTGCAGAATGTTTAAGTTCTTCAGGGAAGATCTTAAACTCAATTTTCTTTTGCGTCATAATATTCTATTCGTCCTCAAACGTCAGTTTAGTCTGGTCTCTGATTATTTTAGGCTGTTTTTTAACAACCTCGGTCAAAAGCATTTCTTGATTTTCTTTGTTTGCTTTAACAACTTCATTTCTAAAACTCTCAACTGCAGCGCCAGTTTGTCTTTGTTGTTGAGAGTTCTCGATCATTAAAACTGGCATCCATGCCATAGCACAACCCCAGTCATCTACTTCTTGTCCAGTATTAGGATTTGTCCCTCTAAGCTGTACGTACCAAGAACAATCATGTTCTTTACATGGTCGAAATCCTCTTAGGGGACAGTTTGATTTCACTTTAGTCATTATTAACCTCTAAGATCCTCTTCGCTTAAACCTGTAGGCTGATTCATAGAATTCGTTGATGGCTCAACAACCAAATCAGAAGATGGGGGAGTCGGCCAGTTGTCATAGTTATATACACCGCCAAAAGGATACCCCACAGCAGCAGAAAGATCTCTAAGACTCTGACGGTATGTCTTCCACGCAGTCTTTTGAGCGCTTGTGAACGGAGTATCTGGAAGAACAATCCAGTCTGTCTGAATAAGCAAACTGTCCCTTGTTGATTTAACATTTTGCAAAATCTCTGCGTCAGAATATGCAGAAGGATTCATCAAGGAATTTTTATGGTCTGTATGTAAAGCTACACACTGATTTACATAAGAGGGAAGCTCTGAAATCTGTTCGTTCATAGAGCCGTCACTGAATTCAATCTCACCGGATGTTCCGTTCCATTGAACAACACGTACATTGGTAGGAAATTCAACACTAGAAAAATCTAGTTCGGTAAAAACCATTCCATCATTGATTATTGTTCCATCTTCAATGATCAAAGTAACTCTATTTCTATCTATTGACATTTTATTAATCCTTTAAAGCTATAATAATATCAACATCTTTTAAATGAAGGTCAACACTATTTCTATCTATTAGCATTTTATTAGTCCTTCGAAGCTATAATAACATCAACATATCTCACAGAAAAGTCAATACCGTGACTGTGACCACCACCACTACCCGCTCCACCTATATTTGCATTCTGAAAGCTATCCGTATTGTTCGTTCCCATAGCAGAATTTGTTGCAGTTCCGAAAGTTTTGGAAGTCTTCCATGTAAAGTTGTGATTGTGAGAAGGAACTGTTGATTTAGTTAAGCTAAAATTATTAACGCTTCTGTTTGTAAATGTACCAGTGAAAGTGTTAGTTCCACCAGAAGAAGCAGTACCTGAAACAAGCCTTAGTGCTTTGTTGTCATGTGAAGTACCTTTAGTCCATCCCGTAGGAGCAGCAGTCTGGTAAAATACTTGTAGTGTTCCTGCATCAACCATTAGTCTTTCTCCGCCAGAATACAATCGACGTATTGAACCTGCATATTTATACCATGCGAGTGGGATCCACCAGTAGGGCTATTGCTTCCATCATTGTTAGTAGCAACAGCACCAGTATTATTTCCTAAACCCCCTACATAAACTAAGTTTGATGTTCCACTGTTCTGTCTAAGTGTCGCCCAGTTGTGGGTGTGTGAAGGTATTTGGTTTGTCGTAAGTGTTCTTCCGCTAGTAGATATTGAAGCCCCAAAACTACCTGTAAAGTTTGCATTACCGCCCGTTCCGACATTACCCGAAACAAGTCTTATAGCTTTATCGTTATGTGTGGTCAGCTTAGTCCATCCCGTAGGAGCAGAAGTTTGCTGAAACACTTGAATAACTCCAGTTGCAAATTCTGACATATTAAGCCGCCTTCGATGCTATAATAGTATCAACATACGTAACTTGCATACTTAAAGTGTGATCATGAGAACCACTATTACCAGTAGTATCACTTATAAATGTACCAACAGTGGTGGCAGAACCAGTAGAACCACCATTGCTGCCACCGCCACTGTTTTGATTGTCGTCAGTCCGATTAGTGGGACGACCGTGGTTGTGATTACCCATTGTTGAAGTGGTAATGGTTGTTGAATTTACAGCCATAGATGATGCAAATGCTGTTGTAAAGTCTCTATTGCCACCTACTCCAATAGTGCCTGTTATTACTCTAAATGCCCTATTGTCATATGTGGTGTCCTTAGTCCAACCAGTGGGGGCAGTAGACATATTAAACAACATTGCTGTTCCAGCCTCAAAAGCTTCACCGCCAAAAAAATTAGTTGCTGCAAGCAGAATTGAACTCATTATGTAACATCCGTTCCTGTTACTACAACTGCGTTACTATCAATCCACGTTATTGTAGTCATGGACCTAGCTCCTAATGTCAAGGTATTGTTATGAGTAGTATCATTGTCAGCACCACGTCTCATAGATGTTACTGTTGAACCATCCTCTAGTGTGACGGTGCCGTTCACGTTATTATATACTGCCATAACTGTTCCAACGGCAGAAGCGCCTAAAGTAATTATTGATACGCCAGTTTGTAGTATATAAACACCTTCATTTGTTATGGTCGTATCAGCGCTGAGTGAAGTATGTCTTGGGGTTCTGACAGCACTAACATCGTCGGTAATTGTTCCGCTTACCTCAAGTTCTGTGCTTGGTGACGAATCACCAATACCTATTCTATTATTTACTGTATCGACCGTTATAACATTGTTGTTTGCTACAAATGTTGATTGAGTAAATGTCTGAATATAATTATTTGTAGTATATAACGTGCTGTTTTTGCCATCCAACAAGTCAGCATCTAGACCTGATCCTACACCGTCTACAGTTTTAATCTTGGTTAAAACATCTGCAGCCGTGTAAGATGAAGAATTTAGTTTAGTTCCAAGCTGTGTTTGAACATAGTTATTTGACGAAAACAAAGACTTAGCGAAGTTGTTAGACGTAAATCTTCCTTGAATGTAACTATTAGAAGAAAAGTTTTTAGATTCAATATAAGTATTTGACGCAAAATCTACAGAATCTTTACCATCAAGTCTGTCAGCAGATCCAGAAATATTAATTGAGTAAGTACCAGAAAGTCTACCTGACGCCAGAGTGCCAGACGTGATGTTGCTCGCATTAGTAAAGAAATCTTGTGCGTATGTGTTTGACGTAAACGTAGACTGAACATAAGTGTTTGTTGCTCTTATACCCAATCTCGTATTAAGTTCACCCTCAACATAGTTGTTGGAGGTAAAATTTGATTTAACAAAATTGTTAGAAGCGAA